ATCCGCCTGCAGCCGGGCGAAAAGACTTCCGACTTGCCGGGGCAAATGCGTGCCGACGGAACGCCGAAAGCCAACGCGGTGCGCACGCTTACGGACATCTGCGACACACTCGCAGGACGATACCCAAAGGATTTCAAGTTTACGGGTTGGCATCCGCATTGCCGCTGCCACGCCGTCACCATTCTCAAGACCGAGGAGGAGATGGCACGAGACACCAAGCGCATCCTTGACGGCAAGCAGCCGTCAGCGGACAGCACCAACGCCGTCACCGACACCCCCGAAGCATTCAAGGACTGGGTGGAGAAGAACCGCGACCGCATCGCCTCAGGCCACTCGCTGCCGTACTTCATTCGCGACAACGCCAAGTATACAGGCATCACCGCCAAGCAGGCACGCGCATCTTCGACACCGCTCGACATCGCCGCCGAGCGCCACGCCAAGCGAACAATCGCACAAATCCAAGACATCAAGCGCCGCTATTGGGAGCGCTTCGAACCCGATTATCTGACCGACGAGCAGAAGCTGGCCAATATCGAAACATACCTGCAAATCGAAAAAGACCTCGGCATAAAGCGAGGCCGACCAATGAGCCACGAGCAGGCCAACGAGATGCACGGCAATCCGCATTACGGAGAAAGCAAGGCATACAGCGTCAACTGCCAAACATGCGTGGTGGCATACGAGCTACGCCTGCGAGGCTTTGACGTTTCGGCATTACCCAACACGGCAGGTTCGGCACTCAGCAAGCTGTCGAAAGCAACGCACACCGCATGGCAGGGCATCACAAGAGAAGACATCCCGGTAATTGCTCGGACGACCTTAGATAGGTATGGACGCATCAAGCAGCCGCCTCTAAAATGGGAAAAGGTCTCCGCCACAATGACCGAGACAGGCCGTTATCATATCTCATGGCGATGGAAGCGCAAACGCTTGGGACATATCATCACCGCCGAACGTCTCCCCGATGGAAGCCTACGTTTTTACGACCCTCAGAACGGCATGTCGGGTGCGCTTAACCTTTACAAAAAGGACATCGCCGGGAACGTCAGAATTTACCGCGTTGACAACCTCGCGCCAGACGCCAATGTCGTCAAGGACGTACTCACCAAGGGCGAAGCCAAGGCGGCGACAGGAACGGCAGCGCAGGGAGGAATATCGGGAGGCAGTTTAAAGCGGAAACAATATAAAGACAATGCAGTTAGAGCATTTGAGAATAAGGCAACAGAAGTTCAAATGCCAAACGGCACGACTGCAAAGCAACTAATAGTAAATGGTCGCACAATTGGACTACGTTTCTTTAATGAAACTTTTGCAAAGAATCTCCACAATAAAGAGCTTCCACTTGTTATGAAATTTGCATCCGAAGTTGATATTTGGATTGGGAGAGGGCAATTGTTTGACAAAGAGAAAGGGCTGCATCACGCCTGCGATTTTAATGTATACAAAGTCGAGTATAAAGGCCGGACAATCATATACAAAACGATGGATTTGCCCGGCGAACCAATATACACAATGCGACTACAAAAATAAAGATTGAGCGACAGCCCGAATCTGCGCACCGAAGTGCCGATTTGTGAGTGTGGCTCAATCTTTCACTGCAAATTTAGTAACTTTGCGGAAATTAGCAAAATATGAACAAGAAGAATTTATCAAGAGCGCAAAAAATGGCGCAGGAAAGCATCTACGACGATGCTCAGTATGTCGGTCGGTGGAACGACTTCGATGTTTACGAACCCATATTCAACGACGACGAGGAACATTTTATCGGGCTTCCGCAGTACATCCTCGCCAAAGGCGACACGCTGCGGTGGACGAATGACACCGAGGGGCTGGACGTGCTGCACGACTTGCCCGAAGATTAACGACCGCAGACCACGAGCATCGAGAGAACAAAAGCGACCGCGCCATGTAGAGCAGACGCGGTCGCTTTTGTTTTATTTCGTTTCGGAAGCCGAGACCGCTTCAAGACGCAGACCGAGCGCTTCGCAGATTTTGGCGACCGTGTCGATGGTTACATTCATGCGTCCGTTTTCGATACGGCAGAGATGGCCGGCATCAAGACCGCAGCGGTCGGCGAGGTCGCGAACAGACAACCCTGCGGCATTGCGAGCGCGAGCGATGGCCGAGCCTACAGCCTTGCGAGTGACGCGCCCGATGGCCGTTGACCAAGTCAAGTAACCGGGCTTCCGAGTATAGGTTTCAGCCTTGATGACCTTGCCGGCGGCATCGGTCAGCGTCATAGACGCGCCTTTGCCCTCCTTGATTTCGGCATCGGTAAAGGGGTGAGCGCCAAAGCGCCATTCATCACCGCGATTGTCATCGTACCATTCCTCGTCAGCGCCAAGCACAAACTCTTTTGTGTAGAGCGTATGTATGTCGGCGGTATCTAACAGCGCGCCGGCATTCAGTTCACCCTCGACGTCCTCGGGGTCATAGTCGCAACGAACGACCGACACCCACACCTTGAGAATATCATCGGCATCACCATTGACGATGCAGTCACAGCAGTTGTTGACGTCATAGGCATCAAGCGCAGCCAGCGCCTCGGCTTCAGTCTCGTAGACATTGGCCGGGTAGTTGATTTCGTAATACTGGTCGTTGTAGGTGGTTGCGTCGATGCCAATAACATAAACATAAGCAGTTTTCATAATTCTTGTGCCGTTTTCTATCCGGTGGCGCCCCGGCTCTATTGGTTATTGTTTACACTGCAAAGTTCGGAATTTTTTTTGACGTTGCAAAATAATACAACGAAATAATTAGGTGATTAACTTTATTTAACCATGCAAGAAAAGTGTTTACAATATAAGCATTTTTTCGGAAATATTTACTACCTTTGCGGCAAACCTAAATTCAACAAAAACAGGATGAAAAAGAAAATACTCGAAGCGCTGAAAGCCAAGTTTGAGGGGGTCAGCGAAGCGATACTGGACAGGATAGCGACCAAGCTCGCGAAGACTGCCACAACAGACGAACAGGTCACGACCGCAGTGGAGGGGGTGACATTGCAGCAGGTCATCGAAAGCTATGGCGACAGCCGTGCCACCGAGGCACAGCAGACCGCCGTCCGAAATTACGAGGCCAAACACAACCTCGAAAACGGAAAGCCGAAGAAACCTGCCGGGGACGAGCCGGACAACGGCAACGCAACCGAAAACAGCGGAGAGAATGCTCCTGCGTGGGTAAAGACGCTTACCGACCGTCTTGACCGCCTCGAAGCCTCCAGAACCGCAGAAAGTCGAAAACAGCAGCTCGGCAAAGTCATTGACCGGCTGCCCGAGAACCTACGAAAAGCCTATGAACGACTGCCGCTCGACGGATATTCAGACGAGCAGTTCAGTACCGTACTGGGCGAAATCACGACCGAGGTGGAGGGCATAGCCGGAGAAACCGCAGCCAAGGGCGGAGTTTTCGGGAAACCGTCAGTCGCCAACGGTACGAACAATCAGCAGTCGCTGACCGAAGCGCAGCTCAAAGCAATCTCGCACCGAGAGGGTGTGCCTGCGCAAGGCGAAAATCCTTTTTAAGTTTAACTAAAAAACAAGACCAAAATGTCAATGACAATCAAGCGCAGAAAGGACATCGAGGCACCTCGCGTCCTTATGCACAAAATCGCAGACATTCGCGGTGGCGTGAGCATCGCCACCTCAGATCTCGGCGGTGACTATATCCCCGAGGGCGCAGTCATAAGCGCAGCCGTCAATGGCGTTCACCACGTTGTCAAGCTGGGCAAGGTGGCCGCTACCGTGGAGGCCGCCGCCACAGCAATTAAAGTTGCCAAATACCACAACTTCAAGGTGGGCGACTTTGTCCTCGTTAAGACTGGCGACAAGGCCGCAGCCATCACCGCCATCGACACATCCAATAAGACATACGATACACTGACCATCGGCTCGGCGCTCGGTGCAATCGCCAAAGACGCCTACATCGCCGAGGCAGCAGCCGCAGCCACCGGCGCGGACTCCAGCAAATCGGCACTGAAATATGCCGCTCAAGCCGTTGTCGGCACAGGCAAAGTTGCCGAACGCGGAGACAACGTCATCACCGACGCGTGGGTCATCGGCGTAACCAAAGGCCTTGTGCTGCCCGACTTCATCGCCGACAGCCTCAAAGGTATCGTTAACATTTAATTTTACTAAAAATGAGCACTGGAACAGTAGTTAATTCTCTAATATACGGCCTTTCGCAACAGATGGTGCAGGCTCGCCTTAACACCATTGACACGAAAACTTTTCTTTTCGGCACGTATTTCCCGGTCAAGAAAGTCACCGGCTTCAACTGGTACATGCTGACCAACCAAATCGCACGCCGCAATGTTGCTGCCGACCTGCATGCCGACAATGGCACTATCATGCGCAAACGCCGTCCGGTTTTTCAAAGCGCCAAGGGCGATATTCCCTTCATTTCCATATCGCGCGAAATGACGCGTTCGGAAATCAAGGACTATCAGACCGAACTCGCCCTCGCCAAAGACGAGGACGCCACCAAGCTAGTGCAGTTTTGGGGCGAAGATGTAGATTTTTGTTTCAACGGCATACAATCCGAGTTGGAGTATCTCGCATGGGCGCTCGCGTCCAACGCAGGAGTTTTGCATTTCGACACCACAAATAACGCGACCTTTGCAAATGAGTTCGACCTTGACTACGACGTTGACGCCGAACAGAAAGTCGCAACGGCATCCGACTGGGGCAACCGCACCACCGCCGATGTCATAGGCGACCTCGTGGCCATAGTCCGCGCCGCCAAGGCCAAAGGTCTGAACCCAAAGTTCGCCTTTATCAACCTCAATGAGTTGTATCGCATAGCATCGACAGACCAAGTCATCAAGGCCTGCGCATCATTTGCCGCCAACGCCCTGGGCGTACAGCAGACGCCGACTCTCGAGCAAATCAATACAATGCTCGGACAACAAGCATGGCTCAACGGCTTGCAGTTGCGCGTGATAGACCAAGACGTGACGCGCGAATTTGCCGACGGAACTTCCACGACAGGCAATCCGTTTGCGGATAATCGTCTCGTGCTTTCCGAGACCGAGCGCCTCGGCAGCACGCAGTACGACATCCTCAACGATGCCAATGCCAACGCGTGCATCCTCCGCGCCGAGCGTGCGCACACCGTAGTGAAAAAGTACGGTACTATCGAACCGACCAGCGAGGTCACCATCGGCGAAGCCGACGCGATACCCGTGCTGGACACCGCTTATCGCAACATATACGTACGCACCGACAAGACCGAATGGTCTTGACCTGACGACTGACCGCGATGACAATCCTCGACGCACTCCGAAGCATCAGTGCCTACCCGATACCGCTGCGGACTCTTTCCGATACCGCAGAATATCGGGGAGTGGAGCTCGAAGCCGAAGCCACAGCGGATGTGATGACGACCAAGGCTTACCGCCTTGCCACCGCCGACCTGCTGTTGTGGCTGGCTTTCGCGCCGAACATTTCGCAGGGCGGACAAAGCTACTCGTTTGACGCAGCACAGCGCCTCGAATTTCGTCGCCGTGCCAATGCGACGTACAAAGTGCTTGAGCCGGACAAGGAGGACGCTGCGGTTTGCGCCACCTTCGGATATAAAGGCGACCGCTTATGATTATTCAGAACGGCACCATCGAGTTCAAGGCCAAGACCGCCGGGGGCATAGACCACGAAACAGGCTATCCGACAGCCGCCATCGCCGAATGGGGTGAGCCGATACCTTGCCAGTGGTTGCCAAACAGCAGCAACCTGCTGGCGAGGATACTCGGCGAACGCTTCGAGCAAGCCGCCTACGAGGTCTTGCTCGAGGAGCAGCCGCTGCCCGATAGCGAGCAGGTCAGACTGACAGACGCCGATGGCGAGAGCCTCGGGGAGTTTTCCCTGCGGTCGCGACCCGAACGCCTTGAAGCCGTAGGCCAAATCCGCCTAATGTTGTAGTTGTGGCAATCGAGCAGACCACGCCGCAGGCCGAGATTGACGCCTACCTCGAAGAACAGCTCAACCGGAGAATGCAAGCCACTGTCCGCACAATGCAGTATGTCGGCGAAGCGTGCCTCAACGCAGCTCGTTCGTCAAAGGCATATAAAGACCAGACAGGTAACCTCCGCAGCTCGGTCGGGTATGTGGTCAGCGTTGACGGCAAAATCGTTGAGGAGAGTTCTTTTGCAGTCGTAGCCAAGGGTGGCGCAGGCGCGAAAGACGGTGCGGAATACGCCAAGAAACTCGCTCGGCAATACCCGAAAGGCATCACCTTGATAATGGTCGCAGGCATGGATTATGCCGCATACGTATCGGCAACAGGCCGCGACGTTTTAGACAGCGCGGAATTACTCGCGCAGTCGCTCGTTCCCAAAATGTTGAAGCAACTCGGAATTAAATAGCAATGACGAAGACAGGCAAGCAGGTACAGACGGACATCCGCAAGATGCTCCTCGGCTCGGCACTCGCCAAAGCCGTCAGCGGTGGCATATACCGCAACGGCTACCGACCGCGAGACAGCCGCAAGGAGGACATCGTTGTGACGTTCACAGCAGGCCTTGCCGAGCAGATACAGACGGGGGTCGTGACCGTCAATATCTACATCCCCGACATTGACCCTGACGCCGATGGGACGTGGACCGAAGACGGACGCCGCGCCGAGGCGCTCGAAGCAGCCGCACAAGCATGGGCGGACAGCCTGACGACTAAGGCAGCCGGGGGCTACAAATTCCGATTGCAGCAAACAATCTACACCGAGGCCGCCGAAGACATACGGCAGCATTTTGTCGTCGTCAAGCTCGCATACGAGTACTTCGGCGATGATTGATTATTACTAACATTTTCCAAATCTTAGATTTATGGCAATATTAAGTTGGGGCAAATGCCTCATTGAGACTACCACATCGACCGATGGCGCTCCAGGTGCTTCCGCATCATGGACGGCCATTGACACACCGAAAGACGGTACAACGCAGCTGACCACCACCGCCGGCACAGAGACTGAGGCCGTGGAGGAGGGTGGCGAGGTCGTAGACAGCCGCACCGGTAAAAACAAGTATCAGCTCGAATTTGACCTTTTTGTCAAGAAAGGCGTCGAATTACCGTTTGAGGACACCGATGGCGTTATTACCGGTGAGCATGCTATCCGCATCACGCCCGAAGACGACACCTGCAAGGGCTTACAGATAGACCGTTGCACCATCCGCGCCGAGCATAGCTACACCACCGCAGACGGTACTACCATCAAGTACATCTGCAAGGTTTTGAAACCAAAGACCGGCAAGATGCTCAAATCGTACACTAAGACCGCGAACCCCGGCGGTTGACGCATCCAGCTAAGCAACGAGGTGGGACAACGGTAGTCCGCCGCAGATGATAGCGCGGAGATGCGAGTTCGAGCCTCGCCCTCGTTCCAAATCACCCTAAAAACACGATATGAAAACGATAGAACAGAAGACCGCCGAGACGCTGCTCCAGCAGCCGGAAGCCGTTGCCGTTGGCGGAAAAACATATATGATTGCACCGCCGAGCATCGCAACGCTCGTGCTCGTTTCGCGCAGCATCGCGGAGCTTCCGCAAATTAGGCTCGACCAAGACCGCATACTTGAGAGTGCGCTGGCCATAGCCAAAAATTGCCAGAATATAGGCGATATCGCTGCCACACTAATACTCGGTGCTAAGCGCTGTTTTGAACCAAAGACAATTGTTCGCAAGGCATCGAAACGCATTCTTTGGGGCTTGTTCCATTTTTCGTACCAAAAGGCCGAGACCATCACGCGCCGAGAAGCACTCGCACGCGAGCTTATGGAAAATCTCACTCCGCAGCAGATGCATGAGCTTATCGGCCAAGCACTCCTCAAAATGCAGGTCGGCGATTTTTTCGGGTTTACCACTTTCCTGACCGAGATAAACCTGACGAGGCCGACGAAAGTGGAAGCCGAAGTGATAGTCCCTGGGCGATAGTCGCAGGGACAGCCAAAGCCTTTGGCTTACCGATAGAATATGTGTTGTACGATATGAGCTACGCCAATGTAATCCTTTATGGGGCAAGCCTGCCGACCTATTCGAGCAAAAAAAACAAAGACAAAGGCCGAGACGAAGAAGTCATAAAAGCTGACGACCCTCGCAATAACGACCGCGTGCAGGCTTTTCTTGACGCATCAGATTAACAACCACACAGACGACAATGCAGAACGATAAGGGAAAAATCAGTTTCGCCACAAGCATCGACAACTCGCAATTACAAGCCGACGCGCAACGCGCACGCGACATCCTCCATGGCATAGGCGACACCGCCAAGCAGGAGAGTGCAGGCATAGACTCGGCATTTTCCAAAGTTGCCAAAACCATCGGCAGTATATTCGCCGTCAAGGGTATAGCCGATTTTGCCAAGTCCATAATTTCAGTACGCAGCGAGGTTCAGTCTTTGCAAATATCGTTTGAAACACTCCTCGGCAGCAAGGACAAGGCCAATGCGTTATTTGGCGAAATACGCAAATTCGCGGCCAACACGCCGATGATGCTCAAAGACCTCGCGAGTGGTGCGCAGACTATGCTCGCGTTCAATATTCCTGCCGAAAAGGTAATGGATATGCTTCACGCCATCGGCGATATCAGCATGGGCGACGCACAGAAGTTCGGGTCGCTGACGCTGGCATTTTCGCAAATGAGCGCCACAGGCAAGCTTATGGGGCAGGATTTGTTGCAGATGATTAACGCAGGATTCAATCCGCTCGCGGAAATCAGCGCTAAGACCGGCAAGACCATCGGCGAGCTCAAGGAGGAGATGGAGAAAGGGAAAATCTCCGTTGACATGGTTACGGATGCCTTTCTTTCGGCCACCGCCGAGGGGGGAAAGTTTCACGGAATGCTTGAAAAGCAAAGCCACGGTATCGCCGGTGCGATGTCGAACCTGCAAGGTGCGGTGGACGATATGTTTAACGACATCGGCGAGGCTTCCGAGGGCGTCATTGCCGGTGTAATCTCTGGTGCGACATACCTCGTCAAGCACTACCAAGAGGTGGGCGAGGCGCTGGCAGTTGCAGCAGCCATGTATGGCACTTATAAGGCCGCAGTGATGGCGACCGTGGCCGTAGAGACGGCCGCCGCAGGAGCGAGTGCCGCGAAAATGGCCGCAATACAAGCCGAGCTCGCAGCCGTGGGCGTACTCACCGGCGAGAGCAAACTTGCCGCAGACGCGGACATCGCCGCGGCAGTAGCCAAAGGCACGCTCACCGAAGCCGAGGGGTTGCAGATACTCGCACTCAAGCAGGAGGCTGCCGCTCGCGTTACCGCGCTTAACCTTGCTGCAGAGCAGGCCGCAGCAGACCTGCTGGCAGCTTCAGCCGTGCGCAAAGAGGCGGAAGCACGAGTTGCCGCTTCGGTGCGCACGCTCGCTGCCGCCGAAGCCGAGCTTGTGGCAGCACAGCAGAAGGGTGACATCTTCGTCATTAACGCCGCCAAGCAGCAGGTCGAGACAGCCGCCGCCGAGCGCGACACGGCAGTCAAGCAGGCCAACGCCGCCGCCGAAGCCGAGCGCACAGCCGCAAAGCGTGCCTCAACGACCGCATCAGCCGCATCAGCCGCACAGACACAGCTCGAAACCGTCAACACGCAGGTCAACACCATTGCGCAGGAAACGAACTCCAAGGCCACCACCGTACTCGCCGCCGCCAAGGCCAAACTTATAGGCGTAGTAAAAAAACTTTGGGCAGCGCTGACGGCTCATCCGTTCGCGCTCGTTGCCGCTGCCGTCATAGGTGCGGCTTACGCCATTTACAAGTTTATCTCCGCAGAAAGCGATGCCGAGGCCGCGCAGCGGAAGCTCAACGAGACCATCGACGAGTGCAATCGTAATATCGCATCCGAGCGCGTACAGATAGACACGCTTTTCAATCGTTTGCGCCGAGCAAAGAAAGGAACTGACGAATACAAGGCCGCGAAAGAGGCTATCATCAGCCAATACGGTCAGTACCTCAGCGGCCTAAGCGCCGAAATCCAGTCGCTGCAAGACGTTGAAGGCGCGTACAAGGCTATTGCCGCCGCGGCACGCGAAGCCGCACGCGCTCGTGCCTTAGAAAAGGCGACAAAGGACGCCGGTGATACGTATGCTACGACCGAGACGGAAGCGCTGACGAACCTTGAAGAATATCTAAAAAAAGTTTATGGCGAAGACACTAAAAAAGCAGACGGAAGCCTCGCATGGAAATATTGGTATAGCTATTTCAAACGCAGAGCATTGTCTTACAATAAGTCCTTCAAGGAAGATGATTATCAGTCGGAAAATGACTTCTCACGTTTTTTGTGGAGTGGCGCGTCCAAGTTCAGTGGCGAGTTTCAAAAAAATGGCGGAAGTATAATTAAACTTCGTGAAATTTTGGAAGAAATTCCACAGGCGAACACCATACTCAGAAATACTCTATCTGACGCAGAAAGACGGCTCGGGTCAACACGCACCTCTCAATCAGCTGGCGTCGCGGTCGAAGAAAAGAAAGAAAAATCGAAATCCGAATATAACGCCAACGATTGGGAGCACTACAAGAAACAGAAGGAGGACGAGTACAAGGCTCTGACCGAAGCCGAGCGCGCCTCGGCGAAAGGCCGAAAAATCAAGCAGGAAATCGCCGAAGCCGACAAAAAACTCAAGGGCTGGGATATCGGTTCGAGCGGAACGCGCACAGGCGGAGGCGCGACCAACGACGCTGCGCAGATCGCACGCGAGACCGCCGAGCGCTCGCAGCGCATCAAAGACTCCGCCGAGGCTATCAAGCAGGCGCAGCGCGAAGCCGAGCTGGACATCCGGCAAGAGGAAATCAACCTCATGGAAGACGGTGTCGAAAAGGAAATGGCGCAGATCGAGCTTAATTATCAGAAGCTCGAAAACGCCAACGTTCAGCGCCGCAATGAAATGCTTGAAAAGATACGCGACATCAAGGAATTGGAGTGGGAAAACGCCAATCCGAAAGCCAAGAAAGAGGGGAAGACTTTCGACCGCTCGTCCATCGGCGATGATTATATTTCGCAGGATAACATCGACAACCTCCGCGCCAACGGCAACGAGGCCGAAGCGAAGCAGCTGGAGGATATGCTGCACCAGTTGCAAGAATATGACCGCATCGCCGGAGAAATCCGCAACAAGGGCAACCGCGAAGCCCTGGAAAAGATGCTCGCGGACGTATTGACGTATCAACAGCAGCGCGACAATATCGAAAAAGAGTATGCTAAAAAGCGTGAAAATCTATACGCCACCGACAAGGGCGGGAACAAGATGTTGCGCAAAGGCGTGACGCAGGGCAACCTTGACGAGTTGCAGCTGCAAGAGAATAAGGCGCTCGAAGCCGTGGACGAGCAGTTCGCGCAGCGCGAAGAAATATATCAAGCGTGGTGTTCGCAGATAGCGAGTATCACGCTGGAGGAATTGGCGGGGGTGCTCCAAGACGCGCAGACACAGCTGGACGCACTCGAAAAAAGCGGCAACGCCGACCCTCAGCAACTGGCTGTGGCGCGTGCCAAAGTGACAAAGGCGCAGAACGAAATCAACAAGCGCAACGCGAACAAAAAAACCAACCTCTCGCCGGGCAAACGCTCGGTGAAAGAATGGGAAGATCTATACAAGACGCTGACCGAAGTCGAAAAAGAATTTGAAGACCTCGGCAAGACTGTGGGCGGCACGCTCGGCGACATCATAAGTACCTGCGGCTCGTTCGCGACATCTTCGCTGTCAATGATTAACGGTATTATGACGCTGGCGAACTGGTCGGTGCATGCAACGCAGCTGGCCGCGCAAGGCGCATCGAAAGCAATACAGCAGGTCGAAAAAGCCTCGGTAATACTTACCATTATATCCGCAGCGCTGCAGATAGCAATGCAGATTGCCAACCTGTTCAATGACGACGCGCAAAAGCAGGAGGAAATAGAGACGCTGCAGAACCGCATCGACCAATTGCAATGGGAGTTAGACAACACAGATACCATGCGATGGCAGCGCGAGTACGGCAGCGCAATCGCGATTGTCAATAAAGCGCTGGGCGAGGCACGCACAGCCATTGCAGACAACAGCCGAGGCTGGGGAAAACTTGTGGCGCAGACCGCTCGAGCATCAAAAAACACATCCGTCATGGAAGACACCGTCAATCGTATCGCTACCGCATACGCGAATATGTCCTATACGGCTGACAAGGCGCTCGGGGCGGATAAATTTTCGGGGGCAATAGACCAGCTGAAGAACATCGCGCAGCAGCAGGTTTTAATCAATGAACAAATAGAGCTCGAAGCATCGAAAAAAGACACCGATAGCGACAAAATAGCCGATTGGAAACAGAAAATAGAGGAACTCGGGCAGGACGCGCTCGATATTATTAATGAAATGGTTGAAGATATTATCGGCGACACATCCAGCGGCATCGCCGAGGAACTGGCCGACGCTTTCTTTGATGCTTTCGAAGCCGGCGAGGACGCAGCGCAGGCTTGGGGAGACAAGGTCAACGAGATTGTCGCCGACATTCTCAAGCGGATGATGATTTCGAAATTCCTCGAAGAACCACTCGGCAAAATTTTCGACAAATACAAATCGAAGTGGTTTAAGGATGGTGAGTTCATGGGCATTGACAACGTGGTCAAATCAATGCAGAGCTTCGGCGACGACCTCAACGCCGTAGGCACGAATTGGATTGCGATATGGAACGCGCTGCCCGATACACTCAGGGAGACGATGAAGAACGCCTCGCAGAGCGCACGCGAGGGCGCCTCGGAGGGCATAGCGCAAGCCTCGCAAGACAGCGTGGACGAACTCAACGGACGCGCCACAGCCATACAGTCGCACACATACAGCATCAGCGAGAACACCAAGCTGCTGCTCAGCAATACGAGTGCGATATTACAAAGTGTTATGCGCATCGAAACCGAAACCGATGGCATGGGTGCTCGGCTCGCACGCATAGAGACGCAGACCAAGAATAT